ACTCCAGTAGATTTAAATTTAGGTGTTTCAAGCAGCTTTACCCCACCCACTTTAGGTACTGGAGCTGCTGAATGTGTTGAAGACGGCGGTTTACACGGCAGGGATTTTTCCTGCCCTGCATCGCTCTGTTTATTTGACTGACCGGCTTGGCAGAGTGCCTTAACGCCAGTGATTGTTGCTTCCTGATTCGCAGGAATCGTAACAGCTGACAATTCATACCAGTCCCATTTAATGAACTTATAACCCCAAGTTCCCTGAATATCGGCCACTTCAATGCCGCGGAACCCAATTGAAAGACCGCGCACAAGGCCCGTCTTAATGCTGTCCCAGGCTTCCTGCAGCCGTTTTTTCAAATCTTCAGATTCAACTTCATCCGGCTTGACCAGCTGAATCACCACCCTGATGCCAGCATCCGTTACTTCCGCTTCGACAACATTTCCAATCGGTTGCAGCTTGTAGTGCTGCCACAGAAATGGAACAGGCAGCGTAAATTGCGCTCCCTTCGGCTCTACAATATCATCCGCGCGGTCAGGCGTCGGTGTCGTTGCAATCCCCTCAAGCCTCCGCTCTTCATCATTCACTGACTTGACTTCGAGCAAGCTGTAAGCAAGCTTCATCGCTTTTCTACTCCTTGGTTTTGCTGCGCTTTAAGCCTGCTTTAAGTGCTTCCAACTTTTCACAAGCCAAAAAAAATCGCTCATCAATGTAAGCGATTTCTTTATCTGTTTTCCCTGCTGTTGTGCAGGAGCCGTAATGTGACCGTTCCGCTAAGGCATCTGAAATGCCCTGCTTAATTTTCATAATTTGATTCATACAAAAAACACCCCATAACTTTGCGCTGCCGGCTCCGGATTCAAAGACATCAAAGCAACTGCGTTAAAAGTCGCAATGAGCGGATCAATTTTTCCTTTGCCCGACTCCTGCTTACGGATCGTCATCGCATTGCCCTGATAAACGCCTTTCGCATTGCCCACGCACCAATTCATCATGCGCTGGCCAGCATGCAGAAACTTTCCTTCCGCAACTTTCCGCTCGGTCGTTTGAACGTATCCCGACAATTGATAGCCCTGCGGCACACCAATCAGCAGCTCAAATGGGATTTCCTCAAGCAGACCATCTTGCAGAGACGGCATACCCAATTTATCCAGGCCAATGGCTGCCTTTTCCGGCAGTTTGCCAGCATCATAAATCCGCCGGCAGATCTGCGCCGCCTGGCGAACGTCATCACCGACATTTTTAACAATGACTAAATCACCATCCTGCTCAAAATCTTTAAGTGCCGGCGCAATTTCCTTCCTGCGCTCAAGCGCAATCGGGTGCGCCCAGGCGCGGTTCCAGCAATACCAAATTGACCGTTCATTTTTGTCACGGCCTATGACTGACATGCCGAACAAATCATCCAGCCCGCCGCCGTCGAATCCAATTGTGCAGATTTCACTGAGATCTAGAATTGACTCAATGAACAGCCTGTCTTTGTATGCCGACAGCATCCAGAAGTCAGCACCGGCCCAGCGGTCTGCCCGCTTGTTCATGCCAATTTCGACGTTTAGATACTTTGCTAAGAAAATCTGAATTGAATCATCACCATTTTCTTTTGCCTGCTCATATTTGTTCAGCAAAAACCGAATATGCGTAGAACGGCCAAGGTTCGGATTGGTCACATAGAAAAAATCAGGGTTCAGGTAACTCTCATCATCAAGCATGCTTTGCGGAAATTCATACAGCAGCGGCAAAAACGACGGATTATCAATTTCACCGTCCCGAACCTTGCGCGCATAGTCTAATTTCTTTTTGAAGATGCCAGCCGGCGGCTCATCTGACTGAGTAGACAGCCAAATCAAGAAACCTTCAGGAAATGAGGCCATACCGCCGGTCGCTTCCTCAAGCATCGCCTCCGCATTAGCGCGTTTTCCAAAGATCCACAGCTCATCAATCAGAATATACGCGCCTTTCTTGCCGCCTACTGACCCGGTATCCGCAGCAACCACCGACAAAATGGCTTTTGTCGTCCGGTGCGTTACGGTTCGGGTATGCTCTGAAACGCTAAATAATGCGCTAAGCCGCGGATCTTCCCGAATCATGTCCCGGATTGGCTTAAACGAATTGTCTGCAACCTCTTTTGTCGGCGCCAAAATAATAAATTCCGCAGAATGGCGGTCATTCAAAATAATGGCCGTCAGCATGATGCCTGCAGCAAGCGTAGATTTTGTGTTTTTCTTGCTGATCAACAGGAAAAATTCATTGATCAGGCGCTCATTTTTTTCATAGTTATAAGCGCCAAAAATCGTACCGACAAAATTAAAAACCCACTGGTCGGTCACTTCGCCAACTTTTGGCTTTCCCGCGACATCGACCAGTGTCAGCTTTTTGAATACGTTTAAAGCCATTTCGGCTTCATCTGGATACAACGGCTTGCAGGCAATCAGCGACTCTTTCGCTAAAATCTTCTTTTCCCAATCTGGGCAAGCTGTTGTCCAGATCGGGGACATTGAAGACATATCAACTCACTCTCTGCTGACCGCGCGCCGCGCGCTGGTTCCCAGCTGTTGCAAAATCATCATCGCTATTTGAAACTTCGCCAGCAGCAGCTTCACGGCCCTGCTTCACACCCATCTCACCAACCTTGCCAAACTCATACGGCAAAGCAGCCTTTGCCGCTTCAATGCGGACTTTTCGCTCCATCCGCGGATTTTTGTAAATAGACCGCAAAAACTCTAAAGAATTGGTTACACTCTCCATCTCTTTGAATTCAGCTTGAATAGCTGCTTCACCCAAAGGCATAGATTCAAAGGCCGCCGCCCCCTCTCCCCCTGATTTTAAAAGGCCGTCCAGATAGGTAATTACCTCGGGATTTTGCGCCAATTGACTGCCTTTTGACCCAGCCGACTTTTCCGAGTAGCCCGCTTCAATGGCGGCCTGTTTATTTGACAGCTGGCGGCCATCTTCACCGGTTTTCAATTTTGCATGAGCAAACTTTTTCATCTGTTCAGTCAAAGCCATATTTTCACCTTCAAATCTGAATTTTTTGAAAAATTAATCTAAATTTATGATTTTAAATAAAAAGTTTATTTACTTTTCCAAAAATCAGGAATTTTTTTACACATGAGGAAGGGGGCGGTGTCCGCTGATGAGCGATTTTTTAAAAATTTGATACCCCCCAGGGGGTTAAATGCGCACCAACATAGTGCAAGTCATTCATTTTATTAAAATGTTCCACGAAAACTCTAATAAAATGAATCGCTTTAAATGTTCCACGAATTAAGAATCCCTGCCGTTGCCGACAGGGATTAGACTGGTTCACTATGGCCAACTTATGTGTTAATGGCTTGCCGTCACCAAGGCATGAATCCTTTCTATACCCACTTTGTACTCTCAGCATCCTTGCTGAGACATAGAATCATTCATGGTTTTGCTTACACATGAACTTGCCGTCTTTCCGAGCTGCCAGTGTTTTTAGTTCAGCACCTGAACGCACCTCTGTGCTCACGTTAAACAAAGCCACTTGTCCGCATCCTGAAAGGGATACCCCTAAAGAGTATCGGTTGGCACATTCAGTATTATTGGGTTTTGCTTTATGCCGTCTTTCCGAGCTGTCAACATTGAGCAAGGCTAACGTGTGCCAGCTCAGTATGTTCTGTCATTCCTTGATGCGCTGCAGTCCAAGTTGGGCCAGCTGCTCATCCGTCAACTGTTTAATATTGCCGATACCAACTGCTATCAACTCTGCTTCAATTGGCAACTGATTTTGAAAACATGGATTAATATCAAGAGATAAACGCCATACTGGATCATCAACACTACATTTCAAAGTTACTGCTCGAATACCGCCAATAGCAGATCCATCTTCACAATACACTTTCGATCCCTGGGCAATCGGCCCATCTGGAATAACAATCCTTACAATCTTACCGCTCATTAACAGCCCTGCCCTTGTTCTAATTTCTCTTAGTGCCAGCATCAATGCGCCGCTCAATAATTTTCTTGGATACCCGATCAGCCAGCACGGCAGCCGATCTTAGAACGTAAAGCAGCAGGCGCTTCTTTCTTGAAAGCTTCACCTGTATTCGAATAATTCCCTTCATAACCGGCCTTGCCCCTGTTTACTTTCCTGCTGCGATTTCTCGCCATGGCATTCCTGGCACAGCGACTGCAGGTTATCCAGAGCATCCGTGCCGCCTTGAGCCTTGTTTACAATATGGTCGCACTCAAGGTTCATGGTCACGCGCTGGCACTGGCAGCATGTCCAGCCATCACGCTCATGCACTTCGCGCTTAAGCCGGCGCCATGGGCGGCCGCCGCGGCCTTGACCGTATGACGGCTCAGGCTTTGGCAAAGTCGGCTGATTGTTCCGTAGCGTTGGCAGTGATCCGCCTAGTTTTGATAATCGCGCCATTACTTCACCGTATATAATTTTGCGTCTTTAGGAATGGGTTCATGCACCGTCAGCGCCTTGCCTTCTGTGATCCGGTTGAAGCATGGCTCACACAATGCCTGCCAATTATCAATGTTCCAGAATTTGATCTGGCTTTGCACTGGCTGCTCGATATGCGCCACCTGTTCAGCCGGGCTTGTGTAGCCGCGCTTGCTGCAGTCCTGGCAAAAGTGATTCACTGTTAAATAATCCGCACAGGCTTTTTTCCAAGCCTTGGCCTTGTCATCGCTCAGTGGCTTCGACTTAACCCGTTCCACCTGATCTGCAGCCTGCTCATGTTCGTCCCAGTGAGCAGCACGCTTGCTTTTCCCCATTGCTCAACCTTCCCATAAAAAAACCCGCATGATTGCGACCAGTGCAGGCATGCGGGCATAAAAAAACCGCATGAAATCTAGGGAGACAACATGCGGTATGAAATGAACCTTTCGGTCCAGAGGGAAACTACAGCTTAGTTACAGTTTTCCATTGTGGTAAAA